GTACCCAATCTATACACCCGTTATTAACAATTCCGCTTAATCCGTTATACATTATTTTTGAATTAATAATGTAGGCTGTTCCAGCGTTTTCATAAGAACTTAATGATCGCACGGCATTATTTTCTAACATTATACCGTTCCCCCCAAAGTTCCTCACAATGATTTTGTCAAATTCAAATTGTTCACCTTTAATGCAAATGCCGTGTTGTTTATCTGCGTCATTTTTTAAAATTTCATAAGTAACATAATTTGCGTATTTGCCATCAAGTGTAATATTATAAATTTTAAAGTTATAATCATATACGCTCTCGGAATTGCCAAAATGTGATGATTTAAGCATTATTCCGGTAAAATTGTCTGTAGCTTCCAATATAGTTTCTACTCCCTCACCTAAAATATATGTATCATTAGGCATAGTAAGCGTAGCACTAATTTTATACACACCTACAGGAAAAAAGATACATCTTCCAGCGTAATTATTTAAAGTTTCCTGAATTGCGCTGGTATCATCGGTAACACCGTCTCCTTTAGCACCTAATTCTTTTACATTAATGTAAGGGTATATTTTAGAATTTTCATTTTCAACCATCACATTGTATGTTTTATTAGAATCTTTAAGCGGAATTGTGTCATATAAAAAACCCTTAGTAGGCGTTTTATAGCGTACTGGATTTTTCGTATTAATGTTAAGTGTTTCACCATTAATATTTTTACTTTTAAAAGTTTCTGTAGCTGTATTATATGTTTCAGTAGATTCACCATCTACAACTTTGCTATAATTTCTGTTGTATCTTTCAGTAGATTCACCATCTACAACTTTGCTATAATTTCTGTTGTATCTTTCATTAGATTCACCACCTACATCTTTGTTATAATTTCCCTTGTAACTTTCCGTAGCGTTTCCGTCAACATTTTTTGTATAAGTGTCTCCAATATGTTTAGAGTATGTACCATCAAAATATTGCTTATCACTAATACCAGCAATTTCAATGTTATTTTTAAGGCCATCATCGGTTATAGGCGTTGTAGCATTTTCAACAATGGCTACAATATTATTATTATTACCACTAACAACAATACACTTGTCACAAGTGGCAACGCTTTTCACATTGAAATATCCGCCATCTGTTCCAATGTCTAAAACACAAATTCCACCAACAGCAGATAACTGATTGAACATCAGATTTTCAGCTTGAACATTAGCGTTTCCAGCAGTAAGTAAACACTTCTCAACAGCATTTCCAAATATAATATCACTAATCTGTAAATGTCCGCCCGATCCATAATAATTAACCAGCGTGTAACCGTCTTTAATGACCAGGTTAGTCATAAGCATATCAGTAGCTATAACAGCTACTACATTTACATCATTAACTTGAATACCGCTGTTACCGTCAAGTGTTAAATTTGCAATAGACAATCTAGCAACAGTTCCACTAATAAGCGGTTTTGTTGCTCCACCCTTTAACACAATCTTAGTGCTATATCTGTCAAAACCAAACAGACTAACACCGTCTTTCATTGTAAGCGACTGTGTAAGATAAGAGCCATAAGGGAAGTATACAACTCCACCGTTATTACTTGCATAATCAATACAACCTTGAATAGCTTCTGTATCATCAGCAGAACCATCGCCAACAGCTGGTTTAATTCCCTTGGGTGGATATTTTACATTTAGAATGTAGTCTGCTAGTATATCTCTAACAACTTCACCAATAGCACCGCTGTTAATGTATTCTTTAATCATTTCTGCAATAAAATCTGGCAGGATATTATTGTTCTCTATAAGCTGGTTAAGCTGATAACAGAACTTGTCAAGCTGTTCTCCGTAGCTTAAAGCGTCGGAATAAACAGTAGGAAGCACAAGCCATTTTGCGCAACAAGCAGGTTTTACATTGTTCCATTCTAATCCCATAATATTATCCCCTTTCTTACCATAACCCAAAGAATAAATCTTCAAGTTCATTTACAACCATCATGTCAATGTTAATGAATGTAGACCTATATTCAGTTAAACGCTTACTGAAACTTTCACCACCGTTACTACCAATTACTTTCTCTAAATAATCTTCAGTATTGCTTAATATTGTGTCACTCGTACCGTCTAAAGACGAACTGTATTCGTTTTCATTTGTGCTTTCAACACTCCCATTTGTTTCTGTTTCATTGTTTCTAGTTGTTTCATTTGTTTGGTTAGAAGTATCACGTGAATAACCAACAAAATCGTTTGTAGCACTATCAATTGTGGCATTGGTTAGGTATTTACCAGCTTGTAAGTCTGTAATAGCCCCTTGTGGTGTATCAGAATACATATTAGTCCCGTTTCCGCTTGTTTTCTGATTTTGTGTGCCTTCTGCCATATTTGTTGCTGTGTGCCTATCACCACCATTTTCTCTAACGTTAGCATTATTATTTTGAGTGTTTTCAGTTCTATTATTCCCATCCCTGTTTTCTGAATTTTTTGTGTTTTTTGTGCCCGAACCTTCAACTTTTCTTTCTCTTGTTAATTCAACATCATACAAAGGGTTAAATTCAATAAGTTCACTTTTGTATAACTTATTATAGTAAGGCATTATTTCATTTAACTTTGTATTAAGTTTTAACTTCCAAAGTCCTACTGTTTCAAGTCCTATTTCTCTTGTGTAGTAATGCCTTAATATTTTTGTTTCAATAACGCTTCTGTAAGATTCGTCAAAAATAGGGAACTGAAAATCAAACACTTTGGGTAGGCATTTTTTTATTACTTGTTCAACATCTGAACACCCAACACTTTCAGATAAACCAGAAAATTGCTCACAAATGAACCTAACTTCTGTCGTGTATTTACTCATTATTTTCACCTCTGTTATCAACGTCAGTTTCGTTCACATATTCACCCATATCTTCGCTGGTAAAACTCTGAATATCTGCTCGATATTTAACATCAATATTAAGTCCGAACATTTCGTTGATTTTTTTACACGCCTGCTTACGCATTTCAAGCCGTGTATATCTGGAAGCTACAGTAGATCCCATATTTCGGCTAACTTCATCAGTAACCATACGTTCTTTTTTAATCATGCTTACATTACTAATACCCAAATATGTCATAGCTTCGTTCCAAATTTGGGTTTTTGTTTCATACACTTTATCAGCAACATAAGGTGCACCAGTTGTAAGGGCTACAACTTTTTTCATGTCAATGTCTTTTCCACCAAAGATAAAAGGCTCGTTTCCGTCATATTGTGCGTAAAGGTTTTTCATTGTAAGTCTCTGATTTTCGTCGCATAAAATCATAACAGGTGTTTTTTGTGCTTTTAAGTTAGTTACCATAGTTCTGTCGCACTCATACAGCTTATAAGCGAATAATTCAATATCACTTATGCAATTAGTGTGTAACATATTATTGAAAATAATAACAGAATTATTCTCGTCTAATTTCATGTTATAACCATTAACCGCATAAGCTGTTCTGATTTTAGGTATTCTATAAACATCAAGATTACCACCTATCATAGTCTGTAAAGCTAGATGTTTATCCAAAATATCGTCCTTAAAGAACACAGCCATACCGTCAGAGAACAATGTAAGTTCTAAAAATCTAGGATCAACACTATCTGGCAAACCACTCCACTCAAACATACTGATAGCTAATTCTGTAAGCCTGTTGTAATAATGAATGTAGGTTTTATCATTCAGATATTTAGCTTCCCAAGTTGTTTTGCTTCTCCTCTTAGCCATTAATTACCTCCTATACTATTGTCAAGAGAATAGTTTCCCACTTGACTACCATCTTTCCAAAAAGTTATACCATTGTTGTAGCATGATTTAATTTTAGCTAAATCATCTGCTGGAACACTACCTACTATATTAACATCTACAGTTTTTATATAATTCCAGTGAGGTCTAGCAGAAAAATTTGGTAATTTAACCCTATGGCTAGGATAACCGTACACGCTCCAATATTCATCAATAATTTTTGCGAATTGGTTTGTAATGTGCATATGCATAAATGCAAAATCTTTAAGGCCTAAAGCTGTCATGGCTGAATTACCCTGTGAGTTTTGTGCTTGCATAGGCAAAGTGGCGTGCTGTATAACTCCTGCTATAACCCCAGCTATTGCAGCTACACCTGCAACAGCTGCTATCGGTAATCCTGCTACAGTTAAAGCTGTACCACCAGCTGCAACAGTAGCCCCAGCCTTAGCAAAACCACCAGCAACGCCTGCACCTCCCCCTGCAAGTGAAACTAGCTGTGATACTCCGCTTTGAGCAAGCCAAGCCTTAAAACTATCCGTATTATAAGAACACTGCGGAAAACCGTCAAGAATCATCTTCTCATTATAGTTTGCCGGAACACCCTTATAATTTGTAGGATAAAGTACAATTTGTGGGTTACAAGACATATCTCCTGATAATCCAAAAGTGCAATTATCTGGGTCTGTAAAATATTCGTAAGGATAAGGCACTCCAACACCGTTCAAATTTGTTACATATAAAAAGTTGTATGGGTATGTGTATAACTTTTTATTTTTTGGTGTATAACCATCAATCTGTCCGGCAACTTTTTTCGCTTTATTCACATCAAAAATTTTAACAGGATCACCAATATTAGCCACCATGTTTTTAGGCATCATAAAAACAGAAACAATGCCAGACGATTTATTTGCATTTGTTGCTTCATTTATAAAGTTGTTTACATCTGCATAGTTTTCAAAAACATTGTAAAAAAGTCCAGAATAAATTCCGCTATACATTCCTCCAGCATTTTCGTCTAAATTTTTATCAAACGTAGCTGCTACCACAATACTTTTTTGGCCTAATAAATTTGTTCCGTCAAAATCATCTGAAATGTACTCACCTAATTCTAAATCATCTGGTATTAAATTATCCCCTACATTGTCTGTTGTGCTATGTTCTCTTTCAATAAAGCTAGGTCTAACAGTGTAATTAAAATACCATGATTGCATAACATCAAGTTCAAATGTGATGTTAGAAGCTTCATTATTAACATATTCAACGTTAGTAATAAAAGCGTAAAACCACTTGTTTCCAAATGACGTATTTTGAAACATGATGTAATTGCAATCATATAAATTATCGGCTAAAATACCTACCCGTAAAATTCTTTCTTTTCGTTGATAGGTATAATTAGTTAAGGAGTATTTAGACAGCCCGCTAAAATATGACGTTTGTTCTGGTGTGCTATTAAAGTGGATAGTGTGTTGATATGTGTTGTCTAAATTTACATTTCTTAAAATTTTAATCGTTGAATTTGGTGCAATATACATACAAAAAACTCCTTTATAATACGAGTTATCTACATTTTACCCTAGATAACTCGTATTAAATGATAATTAAGCCCCAGGTGTTTTTACTGTAGCTGTGCCCTTTTTTGCCGGGTTATATGTGCTAGTAGCTGTTACAGTAATGGTTGTGCTTGCAGGTGTTCCGGCTAATACCGTTACTTTACCACTGTTATCGACTATAGCTTTTGGATTGTCAACACTCCATGTCACACTTTTAGGCGCAAAATTGGATGTTTCTACGTTAGCTACTAACTGATACAGTAGAGTTGCTAGGTGTAACAGTAATAGTATTTACTGCCGGTTTTCCCGGGATAAACAAAGCGTTGTTTGCAAACGGGGAAACTGAAAAAGTTTTCCAAACATGATACCAATAATTCCAGTAAAGTCCTTCACCATTATACTGCTCAGTAAAGTTGTAGAAATTGTCAAAAATCATAAACCAATCTCTATCGACTAAGATAGCCGGAATCAAGTCAAGAGTGTTCAATTCATCTTCGCTGATTTCCTCATAAGTGCTGTCACCTGCAAACAGTTCACCTAATCTTGCCGTATCAAGTGAACCAAAGCTGTCAACTAAAACACGCCTACCCGAAAATTCTGCCTTATCCATATTGAACGCTGACGCTAAAACTTCAACATCCATAGTTGCATCAAAGTTAGAATTGATAAGCATATACTGTTCACTCTTATTCGTGAACGTTGCTACGCCGGCTAAGTTGTAATCTGTTGAAAGGAATGTGTACTTATTAGAAATTCCCTTGATCGCAGATACAATAGACTTCATGTTTGCAGTTTCAACAGCAGGTATTTCTACCGGATACATATGCCCATCAAGAATATGTCTTGCCAGCATATACTTCATTGTCTGAAACTCGTCATAGTTAGCACCCGTGTACATGGCATCCACAATTTTAGCAATAAGGTCACTAATGCCCTGCCAGCTAAGAAAAGCCTGTCTAAGTTGGTCATTGCTGATAGTTGCCTTATAATATTTCTGGTAGTTCATAATGTGGAAAGCTGCTTTTACATCTGGAATCTCACGTTTAAACACATTGTTTTCGGCGACAGCCGGGTCAAACTGAAAAGGTTTTGCAATGTTTACAAAAATTTCTTCAACAGATTCCCCGTATTCAAGTAAACCTTTTTTGAAAAATGACCATGGGTTATCATACATTTTAGACGTAATCAATACACGGCCGATTCTATTTACAAGTGCAGATAAAAATTCATTCTGTAAAGCTGGGTAATCCATAATGATAGCCCCAATCTGCCTAATGCTGTCTGCGTCAGCAGTAGCCTTAGGTATATACTCTCTGTAGTTCTGCGTTGCGTTGTTTCTGATTGCGTTTAAAATGTCTACGCTTGAATTTGATAATGTTTTGATTTTGGGTACAGTAGCCATTGTTTAGCCCTCTCTTTCTGTGAATAATTCGTCAAAAGTTCTTGGTTCACTGTCATCCTTAATTTGTTCTTCCTGTTCATTTTTAATATCTTCACCAGTTTTTCCGGAAAAACGTTCAATGTATTTTCTTCTCCAAGTAGCATCTAATTCGTCATACTTATTCTTCCAGTCAGTTTTGTCAGCTACTCTTGTTTCGTAGTCCTCCATTGTATCTGCAATATTCTCTAACAGTGAAATACTTTCATCGGAAGTATCTTCACCGATTCTAGACCTAATAGCTTCTAAAATTTCCTCTCTAGTTCTAACAGCCATAATTTTACAACTCCTTCCACTTTGTGGTATCAAACAGTTCAGAAAGTCTCATGCTCATAGGGTGGTTTGGTGATAACATAACCACACCATTATGAACCATAACAGTGAATCCGCTAATGTGCTGATAAGTTCCATCTTTGAACGGCATATTCTACAACCTCCTTTTTAAGTATAGCCATATAGGCATTTTTGAACTCCACTCACCACCATTTTGTGGTGGATTTTCTGGTGGAACATAAGAATTTGTGTACCACTCATACCAATATCTAGCGTTACGCTGTCTATCTGGCTGATTTCTGTTAGCCGGTCTTTCAAAATTGTTCAAAAAGACGTATGCAAGATATTCTGGGTCTTTTGTACTTGCTTTAAATTCATTGAACGTTTCTGGATAATCACTTGTTGGTATCCATTGCCCTGTAGGAACGGTTTGATTTATTAACCAATCAAGCTGACCATAACCATCATCATGATCATACCCATTAACATCAGCCCAATTAGTATAATTTGTTGATGGTGTCCACTGGAACAGACCAAAACCTAATGCTGGGTTAGGTGTTAAATTTTGCCAAATACCGGGATTTATAGAAGATTCTCCCAGCGTATAAATCCCACCAGTATTACCTAGTAAACCGCAAATACTTTCTACTGTGAATCCATTTTTTAACAATTCATTGAAAATAATTGTTGCGTTATTCTGCATTTCACCAATGGTAAGCCAGCGGTTCCCTTTTATCCATTCATTTGTTGCACCGTTTTCCCATCTCCATAACTCTAACCAATTATCTCTGCTATCGTTAGCGTTTATCGAAACCTGTTCCGGCAACGGTGCTTTTGCTGTGTGCGCTCCCATTGTTCTAGTTGAATCGAACGCCATTTCTGTATGACCAGTTCTCAGCAGTATATCACCCGGCAACCATGGATCGCTAGGACTGTGTTTTTTGAAACCTAGAAGCCTTAAACAAGCTGATTGTGTGCCAGTCCAAAACGGATAAGAACTACCACCGTTAGCAGCTTTAACGTCAAACCCTCCTGCTAGTAAGGAATACCATATAAATGATGAACAATCGTAGTAAGTAATTCCTTTTACAGTCTGCTGGTTTCTGTATTCCTGCGAATAACCAACGTTTTCATTAGCACACGTTTCAACCGCCCAGTTATAGGCTTGCTGTATAGACGGCATAATCAACCTCCGTATTTATTGATGATAGGTAGTAGCTCATTTACACATGATTGTACGACATTTGGATTGTAACCTGCTTTATTTAATCTGTTCTTTCTTTCTTCCCCATTGCCGAACAAACCTGCTATTACTAAAAGAGCTACAGATACAGTCTGTGGTAAATTTATAGCGTGTACGTCCATTTAATTACTCCTTCCCAATTTTGTCCGATAGCTTGGTTATTGCTACAGTGTTGTTGTTAAGAGCCTCACTTAGTTTGTCCATTTCTGCTCTATGTTGTTCGTCTGATTTTACCATTCTCCAGAACAAAGCACCACACATTACAATGGGAAAACCTAAGCTACCTACAATCTGAATAATAGAGTTAGCATCCATGTTAAAATCTCCTTTCTTTTTATAATTATAACATTTTACTTGTAAAAAGTCAATATTTATGATATAATAAATTAAGAAAGGAGTGTTTTCTTTGAGCGGGGCATATTATGACGGAACAAAAATTCTTAGTATGTTAGACATAAATGGTAACAAACCAGAACTATATCTTGTAACAAGTAATCGTTCTGGCGGAAAGACCACATATTTTGGTAGGTTATGTGTAAACAGATTCAGAGAAAAAGGTGAAAAATTTGCACTTATTTATAGGTATAACTATGAATTAGATGATTGCGCTGAAAAATTCTTTAAGGATTTATCTACATTATTTTTTAATGGTAGTATAATGACAAGCAAAAGGCGTGCTTCTGGTATTTTCCATGAATTGTATATAGATGATGAACCATGCGGGTACGCTATTTCATTAAATAGTGCAGACCAATTAAAGAAATATTCTCACTTATTTAGTGACGTTGAAAGAATGATATTTGACGAGTTTCAAAGTGAAACAAATCATTATTGTTCTGATGAAATAAGAAAGTTCATATCTATACACACAAGTGTTGCTAGAGGTCAAGGAAAACAAAGTAGATATGTCCCTGTTTTTATGCTTAGTAATCCTGTTTCAATCATTAACCCTTATTTCGTTGAACTAGGTATAAGTGAACGTTTAAAAGATGACACTAAATTTTTAAGAGGGGACGGATTTATTCTTGAACAAGGTTTTATTGAAACAGCCAGCAAAGCACAAAAAGATAGTGGGTTCAATAAAGCGTTTTCTAAAAACAGCTATGTTGCTTATAGTAGCGAATGTGTTTATCTTAATGATAACAAAGCTTTTATTGAAAAACCAAAAGGCGTTGGAAGATATTTATGTACTATTAAGTACAACGGAGTTGACTATGGTGTGCGTGAATATGCTGATTCAGGTGTTATTTACATTGATGATAGAAGTGATAATACATTTAGGCTTAAAATAACTGTGACAACGGAAGATCATGAAATTAACTATGTTATGTTAAAAAGAAATGACGCTTTTCTTGCCACTCTTAGATTTTATTTTGAAAAAGGGTGTTTCCGTTTTAAAGATTTAAGGTGCAAAGAAGCATTACTAAAAAGTTTGAGTTATTAAGGTATCTGCTTTTGCTATACTTAATGTGACATTGTGGAGCGCACAGGTGGGATATACTGCCACAATTCATGTCGGTTTAGCGTACCGCATTAAGTACCCAAAAGTTACAGATATAAAGAGAAGGCTTACAGAATATTCTGTAAGCCTTCTCGTTTACCTCATTTTGTATGGTGTTTCAACAAGTAGTATACCACCTCTTATTCTTTTTGGTCTTAATTTTCCGGGAACGCTTAACCCTATCGTAAAATCTTCTAGTTTTCGTTTCGTCTTTAGAAATTCACGTTCTTCATCTGTATATGTTGAATCACTTTCTTTTGGAACAAAACCTTTCATAGAAAGTTCAAAAAGATTTTTACATTTCTTAGGCATACCAGCACATTTTATGTTATAATATGGGTTATCAATGTCTTTCAAATCTTCTTGAATAACGTGCTCTATATATGTTTTTTGTCTTGTAAATATGGCAATATCCCAACAACTTTCTGGTTTCCAGCAACAGAAATTTTTATCATGTATTTTAACACCACTAACTTCATGCCAAGCTATGTTACAATGTATGCTATCTGTATCCGCATAAATAAATCCGGGTTTATCTTTACCAAAATAATTCATTTGTGCAGCCCTTATTGTAAAATTTCTAGCATAACTGGTTATAGCTGATCCTACTGGTATATAACCGGGTTTTTTACCGTTTTCTATGCAAGGCATAAAACCTATAGATTTATCGTCTTTCAAGTAAGCTACTTTGAATGAACTATCTGTGCTACTTGCCATCTTACCATATAGATTATTAAGAAACAATTTTGCTAACTCTCTTAACGCCCCTTTGTTATTCATTTTCATTGTTTTGTATTTCTCCATGTATGAATCAAATAACCCAATTTCAGCAAAAAACCAACAACCATCTAATATTTCAAAGTCTACCAGTTCATAATGGTCTTTTAATAACTCGAAATCTGTCATTGTTAAAACCATTTCTACTCTGGTGGATTTAACATTCCCGTCAATTCCTATGTAATACGGTGAATATGTATTAGTTTCTTTATTATATACGTCTGATGTTTCTAAGCACTCTGTACCTTTGTATAAATGTGATGATTTAATTTGTATGAAAGGCAACATATTTTTTTTGATGTAAAACCTTGTCTTTACTCTAACAAAATAATATCTGTGTGGTTTTAATGCTTCATCTGGAATTATATTGCCTTGCCACATATGCGGTATTCCTACTGGGTAATAATTTCCGCTTTCACTTGCCATCATTGACGGATAAAGTGAATTTACATCAAATGTACACCCATTTTTATATATTGTGTTCTCTTTTCCCTTTACTAAGTAGCACCATCCGCCCCTATATGATTTTCTTATATATTCACCTACGTTGTCATACCCATGCTTTAACTTATCTATACTAATATCGTATAGATTTGGAAAAAACATTTCATAATCTTCTTTACCAACAGACTTCTTATATTCATTTAAACAGCATGATCCTATTGTTAAATCTGTGTGCCCTTCATTGAACATTATTTCAAGAGCTTCTTTTACTACTAGAACGTCATTGGCTATGTATTCCTTTTCTTTTTCAGTTATTTCACATCCTGCGAACCTAAAACCTGTGTATTCCATATCTAGTTTTTTGTGTTTTGTTCCGAAACTCTCACCTATTCTTTTTACGCTAAAAGGTAATAACTTTAAACTGTCTCTTATCTCAATAAAACGTCCTCCAACTTTTATTACTATGGTGTACCATTGACCTCTATCCGATACACTGTATTTGAATGTGTTATTTGTCATTTCCTTTTCTTGTAACCATCTTATTTTGAACGGATTTTCAGCGTCTAAAGATTCACTGGCTTGTTTGAAACCTAAGTCAACCATTAAATATGAGATCCAAAACGCCCCATCAAATTTTAGGTTGTGGTAGTAAACAACTATATTTTCCTTTAGTGATTTAAAATATTCAAATTGTTCTCCAATAGAATGAAATATTTTTACATCCTCTGTGAACAATTCAACACTTGCACTAGCCCATACTTCTGTGTTTACCTGTCCCTTATATACTGTGGTTTCAAAATCCCCCATGAAATACCTGTATTTTTTGGTTTTCATTTAGTCTGGCATTTCCCAATCTTCTTCATATTCCAGGGCATCCATTATGTCCATTTTATTACCGGTAGACGCTCCCGGCAAAAAGTCCATAATTTCTGTTAGCCTGTCCAAAAGCAAATCTTCACGATAAGCAATAGAATAGTCAATGCCTAAACCCTGTGAAGCAGCGTTTTCTAGCATTTCAGCAACATCTTCTTTTGAATAATCTCTAAGTAATCTGTCAAGCCATTCAGTTACAATAGGATACGCTATTTCAGGAAACTGCGTCATTTCAGCTCTAAAATTGCTTATAATAATGTCTGCCATATCTGGAAAATCGTTGTAGTTATATTCATAATCTTCACTTTCTCCCCTGTCGGCGTTATATCTTTTTTCTTTTTTAGCTTTTCTTGTTTTTGCTGCTTTTTTAGCAGATTCACTTTTTTCCTGTTTTCTTGCTAATTCACCTGGGATCAGTTCACCTGTTTCAAAGTCTAGTTTTTCAGATTTCGCATAAATTTCTTTTGTGGTTATTTTCTTTAATCTTTCAACAGATTTTGTTGTTACCCTTTTAGGTTGTTTTGGCAGTATATTTTCTGGTACTATGTATCCGCGTTTTTCGGCTCTCCTTATCGCCTGTTTTAACCGCTTTACTTGTTTTTTGTATTCTATTTGTAGTTGTGTAGATTTTTTAGCCATAGTTTACACCTTTCTAAAAAAGAAGGAAGCCCCTGCCCACCTTGATAGTGGGGGGGCTTCTTGTTTAGCAAATTGTGCAAGTAAGAAACTGTTTTCCTTTGTAGTTGTTGCTTTCTCGCTTGTATACCGCAATAGACCAAGGTTCGTTTTCTTCATACATTTCATCCCAAATTTCTTTAAAAGATGAGAAGAACGGCTGTGATCCAGTTATATACCTCTGCCCTTCCTTGTCGATAATGATGTACTTTTCATAATCAACGTTGTCGGACTTATCGTTGTGAACAGATGCCACAACGTAACCCTCTACATCAATAAGTAAACGAGGGGATTCCGGTGTTACGGCTGAGTCAAGCTGAATTGCATCGTCAAAATTCTTAAATGCGATACGCTCTCTCGCTGTGAGTTCCTTACTTGAATCAATAATTTTTACGTCATATCCTGTCATTGTTTATTCTCCTTTATGGTTTAATTTTTACTGATTTTCCTGTTCCTCTTTTTTACCTCTAGGTGGTAAAACCTCTGCCAACTCGATAAACTTCTGTTCTGTCATGCCGTAGAGGGTTTCGACTTCCTCAGTGGCTACAACATGAACAGCTTTTTCAGTATCAGAATTGACAACTTTTTCCACTGCTTTCATCAGAGACTTACTGTCCTTAAATGTGCCCGACAGTGTAACGTCTTTGTTGAATGGTTCTGCTGCCTCAATGTTGAGACAAAGAACATTTACCTTTGTTGCTACGATAGTTCTTGTTACCATTGGTACTCTTGCCATAATTTTTTCTCCTTTCATGGCTGTTAATGTTTTTTAGTTTCCTAGTGCTATTGCACTAATGCTAGGGTAAGGAATTGAACCCTACCTACACCTATCTAGCATATGTCTATCTGTTATAACTAATGACACAACTGATAGTATATTTTCATGAACAAGTTGTTCCATATGCTCAAAGCTATATGTGTACGGCGAATTTACCTCAACCATTAACACGTTGTCCCTATTTGCGTATGTGTATCTATTAGCTACGTGTGTTTTATCCCATTCACAGGTATAAATAAGCTGTTCAAACATTTCTTTTAACAAAATTTACACCACCTTGTTAATTTGTTTGGGCGGGTGGTAAGCCCGCCCTCTGTACTATGGCTAACGTATCTGTTTCTTAACTACAATTATATTATAGTGAAGAAATATGAATAAATTATGAACAAATTGTAAATATTATTTAAAGAATTTTTCTTTTATATGTTGTGTGTAAAAATACATTATTTCCCTATATATGTGCTCACTGGATAAGCCGTTGGATATTTCAAACTGGGTGTATTTTTGTGTGTATCTAAAAATATCCCCGTTGTTTATAATGTCACATATTATTGTTGCACCTGTAGCATGACATTCAATCTTTCCTCGTACAGACCTTGACAGTTTTGATTTTACGTTTTTCGCTATTATATTTAACATTATTTTTTCTCCTTTATTTTTATTAGTGTGTTACCGCTTATCTTGGAGGCAACACTTTTGCGTATTTCATGAAATCTTGTTCTGTCATTCCGTATAAAGTTTCTTCTTCTTTTATGTTTTTGATTGCAACAGCTTTCCACATTTCTCCACACTCATTTTCTAGCATTACTTGTGCGTTATTAAGCATAGTTTTTTCATCTTTCACCATGTTTTGAGTGAGCACAAAAGTTTTTGTGCCTGTTTCTGCCGTATTAATGTTGATAACTAAAACGTCTACCATTGTAGTAATAACTGTCCTTGTAACCATTCTTTCTCTTGCCATAACTATTTCTCCTTTTATTTAATTATAATCTAGCACAGGTGTGCTGAATGGTAGTGGTGGAGTTGAACCACCGTTCCCGGTCTACCTTGTTTTATATAATTCATTTCTTGTTTGCGTGATATAGAATGAATAGCGTTCACCGTTTATAGTTATTCTTCCGTTGATTGAAAATCTAAAACAGTTTCTACTACATATTCCAATATAGTCATAAACACCGTCCTCACTATTTGATTTGAACCACGAACGCCAACTTTTCCATATTCCTTTCTTTATTTCAGACGGTTTATCATATGCGTCTATTATATCCCAATAATACACTTGTGGTGTGTATTCCTTTTCATATACTGTGAACGAAATACCGTCAATATAAATTTTATTTAACTCTTTACTCATTTTTATTTCCTCCCTTTCTTTATTTTGCATAAAATTCAGCGTTGGACTTAATTCTGTTATTCCATGCGCTTATTATTCTATCCTCATACCATTTTCCTATTATAATTTTACCACTAGGATACACAACCTTTACAGTTGAGTTATCTCCCATTTCATTTAATACTCTAATTTTCTTATACATTTGCTTCTTTATCCTTTCTTGTTTGTACCTTTATTATATCATTGTTTGTTAAGTTTGTCAATAACTTTTTGCACTTATTTTTAGTTTTCTTTTGCTTTCAGATCCTGCTCATCAAATGCTTCGCTGATCGGTGCTCCCGGCGCAACCATAGGCCATACCTTATCATCACAGTCGATCATACAATCGATCAGAACCGGTTTCCCACATGTCAATGCTTTCGCAAAGCACTCTTTAAACTCCTCCTGTGTTGTAGCTCGAAGTCCTACTGCTCCCATCGCTTCTGCAAGCTTCACATA